CTGGTGTCCAGCAACGTGGTGGCGTATGGCGACGGGCCGGCTCAGTTGCTGCTGCAGGTCAAGCCTTTTGACGCTCCCGTCGGGAATATTGCTTGGGGGCCGTTTGACATCCCAAGCACTGGCAAGCCGTTTACCAGGGTGCAAGTCATCTCAACGCATCGTTGCCATCCCTTGTGGGCCACGCAGTCGGTGTACTTCGATCTTGATGCGACGAAACTGCCATGAATGTCTACACCATGATGGACATCTGCATGGCCAGTTTGTTTGCCATCTTCGTGCTTGGCATCATCTTTCTGATGCGGTGACCCATGCTTGAGATCCTGTCCTTTATCACCGGGTTCCTCGGCCCTGCTGTGCCGCAACTCTTCAAGTGGTTTGAGCGCAAGCAAGAGTTTGCGCATGAGCTTGCGCTGATGGAACTCAGGCTCAAGCAGGGCGCGCAGGAGCATCTGTGGCGCATGGAAGAGACCAGTGCCCGTGCTGACATTGCCGAGATGCAGACGCTTCGCATCCCGCAGCAATCGTTTGGGGTGCAAATTCTTGATGCGGCGAAAGAGTGGGTAACGGGCACTCGATGGGGCGCGGCAGTGATCGTGCCAGCGTTTTACCTGTTTGCGCTGCTGGACTTCATTACTGGCATGGTGCGACCGGTAGTGACCTATGCCGCGTTTGGCTTTTACATGGTCTACAAGTGGACTCTGTTCCAGTCGATGTCAGTCGCTCAGGGCAAAGAGGCAGCGATTCTTGCAACATGGTCCGAGCAGGACTGGGCGGTGCTTCTGCTGGTGCTGGGTTACTACTTCGGCCAGCGCACGATGAAAGCGGTGTTTGGCGGGTCTGCCAACTCCACGCGGCGAGATGGGTAAATGGCTTGATCATGCATTGGCCCTTGCGCGAGAGTACGAGGGCCTGCATCGGGTTGGCCAGGATGGTCTGATCTATCCATACCATGACCCTGTCGGATTCCCGACACAGGCATGGGGACGACTATTGTCTCGCAACAAGTGGGAGTCTCTCAGCAAATATCCGTCAATCTCGCGCGCCGAAGCGGATGAATGGCTGATTGATGATCTTGCCAAGCACGCAAGGGCAGTCTGGCGGTTGTGCCCTGTTGAGATGACTCCGGGGATGTTTGCAGCGCTGGTTGATTTCAGTTTCAACGTCGGCCCAGGCAATCTGGAGATTTCGACGCTGCGCAGGCGCGTGCTTGATGGAGATCGGCAAGGGGCTGCTGACCAGTTCCCTCGGTGGGTATTCGCTCAAGGGGTCAAGCTGCCGGGTCTGGTGCGACGCCGCGCGGCCGAGCGCGCACTATATTTGTCTGACTGAATTGCCTATTGGCACGCTTCTGAGGCATACTTCGATTGGGTGCGTGCTGAAACAGCGGCCAAACCGAGAGGGGGGCTATGAGCTACAGCATGACCTATGACAGTTTGCTGGACGATGTTCGGCGCTATCTTGAGCGTGGGTTTACCGCTGAGAGCGACCAAATCGTCTATGAGCAACTGCCGCGTCTAGTGACGCTGGGCGAGCGGCGCATCGCTCGCGAACTCAAGGTTCAGGGCTTCATTCGTGCTGTCACCACGCCGCTACAGGTTGGCGTGGCTGTCTATCGTAAGCCCGACCGCTGGCGCGACACTGTCAGCATGACCATCAACGGCCAGCCCATTTTCGGGCGCAGTTACGAATTCTGCCGTGGATATTGGTCAGAAGAAGCTCAGACAGCGAAGCCTGCGTATTACGCAGACTACGACTACCAGCATTGGTTGCTGGCCCCCACACCCAACGCGACGGACACCCTTGAGATCCTGTACTACGAGCAGCCGCGATTCTTGGATGACGAATTCCAGACGAACTGGTTGACGGAATACGCGCCGGATCTGCTGCTGTATGCCACGTTGCTTGAGGCTGCGCCATTTCTCAAGAAAGACGAGCGCATCCAGACTTGGCAAGCGATGTACGACCGAGCGGCGCAAGCGCTCAGCGGCGAGGATCTCAAGCGCATCCTTGACCGTTCGGCCGCGAGGAGTGAAGCGTAATGACGATCTACAACGATGTGTTCGGCGGCGCGAACATTTACCCGAGCGAAATCAGTTACTCGGCAATCGCGCTTTCTGCTGATGTTGTCCTGAGTTGGCCAGAAGAGACCTCGACCAACCAGAACCTTGCAACCAGAATTATTGATGTCACGCCGAGTGCGGGCGGGTTCAGCATTCGGCTGCCGGAAGCCAACAAAACCGGCACTGGCAACACGATCCTGTTCAACAACCGTGGCGCGCATACTTTCACGGTTCGCAATTCGGTCGGCACTCAGGTGGTCACGGTTGCCGCAGGCACGCTGTGGCAGGTATACCTGACCAACAACACCACTGCTGCTGGCTCTTGGCAGTCTCTTCAGTATGGCGCATCAGTCAGTCAGACAAATGCATCTGCACTTGCTGGCACGGGGATTGTTGCTGTTGGAACCCTGCTGAGTCAGTCTGTCCCGGTCACGACGTTTGGCGCAAACTACACAGCCGGCATCAGTGACCGCGCCAAGATGTACAAGTGGACCGGGGCGGCGGGCACGTTTACGCTGCCCAGCGCTGCGACTGTTGGCAATGACTGGTTTTGCTACCTGCGCAACAGTGGAAGCGGCGCGATTGTCGCCACGCCAAGCGGCATCAATACTATTGATGGTGCTGGATCGCTGAGCTTTCAGCCCGGTGAGTCTGCGATCATCGTCAGCGATGGTTCCAACTTCAACACCATCGGCTTCGGCAAAAGCGCCATTTTTGCCTTTGACTACACCGTCATTGACGTATCAGGCGGGGCAGGCACATACACGCTGACCGGAAGCGAACTCAACAGGGTCGCGTATCGATTCACGGGGACTCTCACCGGCAATCGCGTGGTTGAAGTACCAGCAACGGTGCAGCAATACTGGGTCGACAACGCAACCACCGGGGCTTATACCTTTGATGTCGATCCTTCCGGGGGCGGCGCGGGCGTTTCCATCTCGCAAGGTGAGCGCGCAATCCTGTATTGCGATGGCACTGATGTGCTGAACGCTGCCACGCAAGGCTTGAGTGTTCCAATCTCAGTGGCTGATGGTGGCACGGGCGCAACGACAGCATCGGGTGCGCGCATCAACCTGGGCGGCACCAGCACTGGCATCGCACTGTTTACAGCGGTTGATCAAGCGGCAGCTTGGTCAGCGCTTGGCGTGGCGCCCAGCGGGGTCGTCAACGGGGGCACGTTCTGATGCCTGAGCAGACCGTCATCCTCAAATCCAATCCTGGCATCAAGCGGGATGGGACTAAGTTTGAAGGCGATTTTTACGTTGACGGCCAGTGGGTGCGCTGGCAGCGCGGCCTGCCACGCAAGATGGGTGGCTATCGAGCCACGCAGAAATACCTGACCGAGATCAGCCGGGGGTTCTCAAACTTCACGCAACAACTGTTCATCTACTGTCACTCTGGCTCAGCCAACTATCTCGAGCGCTTCACGATTGACAGCACGGGCAACAGTTCCATCATCACTGACCGCACGCCGGTAGCGGCAGAAAGTTCTTGCACAGTGACGCTGACGGGCGGTGCCGCCGGGTCGGTGGATGACATCACGATTGACGGGGTGTCAATTCTGACCGGCGCAGTTGCGTTCAACACTGACCTTGACACGACTGCGTCAGATGTCGCCTCCGACATCAATACCGGAACTGGCACGCATGGGTATACCGCCACCAGCACCGGCCCGGTCATCACGATTGAGGCTGATATAAGCGTTGGCTCGGACCCTAATAATTATGCGGTGGTGGTGACCGCGACCACCATCACCACGGCTAATACAGACATGGCTGGTGGGTCATTTGCGTATGTTCCTGGGGCCAACAACCTTTGGATGTTTGACTACCAGTATGACTCATCCAGCAACGAAAACTATCTGATCGCCCATGCTGCACCTAACATGGAATGCATCTGCAACGATGCAGGGGGTCAGATTTTCTTCGGCGAGGTGCTGGGCACTGGGTTGCTGAAAAGCATCTCGTTGCCCCCTGATGCGAATGCGACCGGCGGGATTGTGTCGCTGCACCCGTACCTGTTCTATTACGGCACAGACGGCATCATTGGTTGGTCTGTGGCTGGCGAGCCGACCAACATGACTGGTACAGGCTCAGGGCTCGCCCGAGTGTGGGGCCAGAAGATCATCAAGGGACTGCCTCTGCGCGCAGGCTCTGGAAGCGCTCCGGCGGGCATTTTTTGGGCCTACGATGCGGTGATCCGCGCAACTTTCGTAGGTAGTACACCTGTTTTCCAGTTCGACATCATCGCCACCGACACTTCCATCATCAGCGAAAACTGCGTGGTGGATTACGACGGGGTGTTTTTCTGGTGCGGGGTCGACCGATTCCTGATGTTCAACGGGGTCGTGCGAGAAGTCCCCAACCAAATGAATTTGAACTACTTCTTCGACGGCATCAACCCTCGTGCGAAGAACAAGGTTTTCGCGTTCAAAGTGCCCCGGTACGGTGAAGTTTGGTGGTGCTATCCTCGCGGGGACGCCACCGAATGCTCTCACGCTGTCATCTACAACGTGCGCGAAAACTGCTGGTATGACACAGAACTGCCCAACGGTGGGCGCAGTGCTGGTTCGTTCAACAACAGTTTCGCTGCGCCGATCTTGACGGGCGTGATTGACGATGGCCCTGGGTACAAGGTCTGGACGCATGAGCAACTGACCGATGAGTACGATGGCCCCAACATCCGGCCGATTCGCAGCTACTTTGAGACGGCCGATCTTTCGGCGCTAGTCCAAGGCCGGAACGAATATCTGCGCATCACAACGATTGAGCCTGATTTTGTCCAAAAGGGGCCGATGACGGTTCAGGTGACTGGCAGGGCGAATGCTCGCGCGCCAGAAGTTGTGAGCAGCGTCTTCACATTCCCAGAGTCACCTTCCACGCCGCATGAGCAGATCGTTATGCTCAAAGAGCAGCGGCGAGAGTTGCGGGTGCGCTTTGAGTCCAATGCTGTTTATGGCAACTACCAGATGGGCCAGATTATTGGCCACATTGACTCTGGCGACAGGACGGTGCTCGGATGAGCCGGCCGCACGTTACGCTGCCGACGCGGATGGATCTGGTTGATTGGGCCAATCAGGTTTCGTTGGACTTGGACCCTTATGGGACATTTGGCCGTCTGGACGACCCGACCAACTGGCAAAACTGGGCGATGCAGTTCCTAAACAACACATCGCTCGGGCGCAACTTTCCCAATCCGTACTATTTTGACGACTGGCGTGATTGGGCTGAGCGCTTCACGCAGACGCTGAGTTGAGGCACATGATGGAAATCACCCAAATCATTGAATCGGTTAGCAGGTCGCCGGAATTTGCGCCTGCGATGCAGGCCGCTCAGGCGGAGCTTGCCGATGTGCCGATGGATCAGCTTGATGAGCTTATCAAGCTCATGGAAGTTGCGCTCAGCCGGCCGAATGCGTACCCGCAGATCCGCGCGGCGGCGCTCGCCGACGACATGGCTGAGCCCAAGGATCTGCCCGAGCAGTTTGATCCGGTGGTGCTGGCATCGGTGCTTGCAGTGCTGTATCGACTGCGAGATGGCGCCCGCGATGGTTCGTCTGCCAAGGCGCGCATGGCGCGCGGCGGGCTGACGAATGTGCGCAGCTTGGCTAGTCAGGGCCGGCTGGGCGATACGATGCTTGCGCACATTTCGCCCGAAGAAGCAGCGATGCTCAAGGCGCGGGGCGGCGCAGGAACTATTAACCCGCAGACGGGCCTGCCGCAGTTCTTCAGCCTGAAGAAAGTGCTGGGGGCTGTGCTTCCGATTGCTGTCGCAATTATTGCGCCGCAACTTGCTCCTGCAATTGGCTCCGCTCTCCTAGGCCCTAGCGCTAGCGCGGCAGCCGCTGCCGCTGCCGGCGGTGCCGTCATTGGTGGCGTTAGCGCGGGCCTTTCCGGCGGCAACGTGCTTCAGGGGGCGGCTCTTGGGGGTCTTGGGGGCGGTCTTGGTGGCATGGTTGGCGGGGGCGTTAACAGTGCGCTCGGCCTCCAGCTTGGTCAAACTGGGCAGTCAATCCTTGGCGGCGCACTGGTTGGCGGCGGGCTGGGCGCGATCACCGGGCAAGGCGCCGGCAAAGGGGCGCTGATGGGGGGGCTTGGCGCGGGGCTCGGTCAGTTTGGCCAGGGGATGCAGTCCCCGATGCTGAGCGCCGGCACTCGCGCGGCTGGGAATATGCTGACCGCAGGCTATCGACCTCAAGAAGCGCTAGTTGGCGGCACCCTTGCGGGGATTGCGACCAGCATCCTTCCGCAAGGCGGGATGGCCAGCAACAAGCCTTCGGATGTCGTGCTGAACAATATGCAGCGCACAGGCCCGTTTGCAGATATGTCGCAGACGGCTGCGCAATCTGGCTCTTCTGCAATGTTTGATGTGTTGCCGGCCACGGGCGGGCTAGATGTCACTCAGTCTGCTCGCGGCGCCCCGTTTGCCCAGCAGCCAGGGATGGCCCTTGCTGCTCCTGAGCAAGCGCTTGCCCCTATGACCACCAGTGTTCAGCCCGCAGCACCTAGCGGCTTCGGCGGCAATCTGGCCAGCAGGCTCGGCAGCGCGGCGATGCTTACGTCGGTGCT